CCTGCAAAAGCACTCTGGCGTCTCGACGCTAAGCGCATGAAGAAAGAGCGGCCGCACGTCGTGCCCTTGTCGCGTCAAGCGTGCGACGTTTTAGAAGCGATGCACCTCATCACCGGCGGGCGAGGGCTCATATTTCCCGGCATCGCGAAAGACGGCGCTCTTAGTGACAATACGTTGCTATTCGCGGTGTACCGTCTTGGCTTCCATTCGAAGCAATCCGTTCACGGATTCAGGTCGGCATTTTCTACACACTGCCATGAGGCTGGCTTCAATCCTGATCACATTGAAGCTTGCCTGAGTCACTCGAAGGACGACGTGCGGGCGGCCTACAATCACGCTCAATATTTGTCGCAGCGGCGGGAGCTGTTGCAGGCGTGGGCCGATCACCTCGACGCGCTGAAAAAGACCGCCCAACAAAACGAACGCTTCGGCGATTGGGCTGCGGGCGCGGCTTAATCCGTCACGGCAATCGCCTGTAAGGCGAAATCCCGCACTCTGACCATAGAGCGAATTCGCGCGCCAAATAAGGGCATTCGCGCTTCCACTCAAGCCGCACTTGAGTAATACAAGTCTGATTTAGTTGACCTTTTTGGAGTCCAAACTTCATTCTTCGCGGAAAATAGAGATGCTCGCCCTGTGATTTTTCGCAGGGAATTGAGCGATGCTTTTCACGACGACTGAAGCAGTTCGAAGAGTAGACCCGAACGGCGACCACACCGAAACGCAGGCGTGGTTCCTTCGCGGGCGGGCCAAAGACGTGCTTCCGGCTGCGGGACGCGTCGGCGAAGGGCCGAAGGCAGAATATCTGTTTGATCGGGACGTAGTGGCCTGCGCCGCCGTGCTGTGGGCGGTGACTCGCCGAACGCGCATCAGAGACGCCGACGATCTGCGCAACATCCGTTGCTATTTGCAGTCCGAATTTCCGGGGCGCGGAAAGTCAATCATCGCGGCAATTCTTGAAGACATCGCGCGGGGTGCTGAGCCCGTCCTGACCTTGGCGCTTTTCTACAGCCGCCAGCGCAAAGAAGTCTGCCTCGTATCTCACGTGCAGCATCCGCCCGGCGACTTGTTAGCGCCGCCCGCTGCTGACTTTGAGTGCGCGCTGCAAGGAAATCTCGATCTTCTGAGCGTGCTGTCTTCTTTCGTGGAGCGGCAGTCATGAGACCGCGCCCAAACTTTCTTCAGCGTGCAGGCCAAGGGCTCGCATGGGCGTTTGCTCCGCAGCGCAAATACGATGGCGCCGGTCGCGGCATGGATCGCAACGCTAGATATTTATCTGTCGGCTCGGAAACTCTTGCCGCTGCAACACGTCTACGCGACCGCTCGCGGTACTACTTCGCCAACAATGCTTGGTGGGCCTCTTCCATTCGCGCGCTGCAAGTCGGGCTCGTCGGCGCAGGGATTGTTCCCGCGTCCATGCATTCGGACACTGCCGTCCAAAAACTTTTAGCCGCGAAATGGGAGGAGTTCTCTCAGGTCGCCGACGCAGACGGGCGCACCGATCTGCCGGGCATCGAGTCTCAAATCGTCTTGCATATGACTCGCGACGGTGAAGCACTCGCGCAAATGCTCAATACGGCGGATGGCTTGCGTGTGCGGACTCTCCCGCCCGAAGCTCTCGACGAATCCAAAAATGCGGACCTAGGCGACGGCGCACACATTACCGGCGGCGTGGAATTCAGCTCTGCGGGAATCCGCACGGCCTATTGGCTATTCACTGAGTTACCCTCTGACGTGTTCGCGGCGTCCATCCAAAGTGTGCGCGTTCCGGCCGAAGATATTTTGCACGTGTACGAGTCTCACGGCTCAGGACAGGTGCGCGGGATTCCATGGGGTGCGAACGCGCTCACACGCATTGGAGAAATTGACCAGCTAGAGAATGCGCTTTTGGTCGGATCGAAGATTGCTGGCTTACACGCTGGCTTCATCACTGACGAGATGGGCACAGCATCTTTCCCGTTCGACGGTGAGCAGTCCGGCTCTGAGATGACGGTGAGCATGGAACCGGGAACGGTGCGCCGCCTTGGCCCCGGACAAAAGATAACCTTTAATTCGCCGCAGCAATCCTCTCAAGGCGTGGAATTCCTCGCAAGTCAGCTGCGCGCCATCGCGTCGTCTTTCGGCGTCCCGGCGTACTTGATCGACTCCGATGTCAGCAAAGCGAATTTCAGTTCGTTGCGCGCGGCATTGGTCGCCTACGCAGCCCGGCTTGAGCAGGTTCAATATGGCGTCCTGATTCCGCAGTTCATGCGGCCAATATATCGCCGCTGGATCACCACGGAAATTCTGCGCGGCGCCATCGACGCGCCCGACTTTGAATCGCGGGCCGAAGATTGGCTTGGCGCTCAGTGGTTCCCGCCCGCCGCCACTGTCGCCGATGAATCAAAACAGGCGGAGTCCGACATCAAGCAAATCGACGCGGGGCTCATGTCCCGCAAGCAGGCCGTGGCTGCACGTGGCTATTCAGTGGACGCGCTGGACGAAGAGCGCGCGGCCGATTTGGCGCGCGAGAAATCTCTTGGCGTTGGTGCTCAGTCTCAAAAAGGGGAGTCGAACCCATGAGTTTTCTCAACGTCTTTGTTTCCGCCCCCGGTCAATTCCGTGACGGCTTGCTGATTGGCAATCCGGATGCAGTCTTTGAGTCGGAAGGGTCCAACATCCCAGCGTCGTTCGATGCGAATGAGCCGTCTATCTCGTTGGACGGCCGGACGCGTGAGCAACGCCTTCTGGTCGTAATGACCAACGAGCCTTTTGAGATCGCTGTCGTTGGTCCCACCGAAACGCTGGAAACCGTGACGCCTCTCAAGGCCCCGCCAAGCGCGTTCGCCAGCCTCGCAATTCTCTCTTACTGCGCCGTGATCCCCGGCGGCGTGACGAAGATTTTTGTTCGGTCAATCGACGGAGACTAGAATGTTAAAGCGGAAAGCAAACTTTGAACCGTCTACCTTTGACGCGGACTCGCGCACTGTGGACGTAACGTGGAGCGCTGGCGCCGCTGTGCGCCGCCGTGACGCGCAGGGGCTATACACCGAAAAGCTCAGCCTCGACGCCGCGCACGTTGATTTGAAGCGCCTGCATGGTGCGCCCGTCTTTCTCGATCATGTGCAAAGCGCGCGGTCGCAAATCGGCATTGTCGAAAAGGCGTGGATCGAAGGCGGGCGTGGTGTCGCGCGCGTCAAGCTCTCTGCGCGTGACGAAATGCGCGGGCACGTAACCGACATTCAAGACGGAATCTTACGCTCAGTTAGCTGCGGGTACGAAGTGACCCGATGGGCTGACAGCGTGGATGGCAAAGGCAACCGGACCCGAACGGCGGTTGCTTGGGCTCCCTTTGAAATCTCGTTCGTTGGATTGGGCGCGGATGGCGCGGCCAAAGTTAGGAGTCAGAACATGGACCCCGAAGAAGTGATTGAAGCGCCGGAAGTCCCGGCTAACGAAAATGCGAAGCGCAATGGTGCAATTCGCGCCTTGTGCCGCGCGAACAACATGACTCGTGCGTTTGAAGATACGCTCGTTGACGGCGAGGGCGATTTGATCGAAGCGCGCGCCGCTGTGAATGCAGAGCTTCAAAAGCGCGTTGTTCCCATTCGCACAGCGCAGGTCGGAGTCGATCACACCGACCCCGCCAAGATCGTCGAGCGCCGTTCGGCGGCTCTGTATAAGCGCGGCGCCGGTCTCGCACCTGAGGAGCCGGAGCGTGAGTTCTACTACGACTCGATTCTCGACAATGCGCGTTGGTCGCTACAAGCAGGCGGCCAGCAAACACGCGGCGCTAGCCCCGTTGATATTCTGAATCGGGGCATGCACACCACGTCTAATTTTCCGCTGATCTTGGAGAACGTGCTCAACAAGTCGCTTGAGGCACCCTACGAAGTGAACCGTTCGCCGGTCGTTAAGAAGCTGGCGCGGCAGAAAACGCTTTCGAGCTTTCACCCGGCGTCCATCCTGCGCGTTGGCGAGATTGAGCCGCTGGCCGACTTGTCGGAATCTGGCGAGTTCCAATCCACGACGCGCGGCGAAGAGAAAAATACTCTTGCGCTGGAAACTGGCGGCCGCCGTATCGACTACAGCGGCAAGCTGCTTGTCCAAGATGATGTCGGCGCGCTCGTTGACGCACCCGCTCAATTCGCTCTCGCCACTACGGCTTGGGAAAATTCTAAGGTGCTGAACCTCTTCGCCTCCAATCCGGTCTTGGGCGACGGCAAATATTGGTTCGATGAAACCCGGGCCCCGGGCAATCTGGATTTGAGCAACACTCCAATTTCGATTGAAGCTCTGTCGGCGGCCAAGCTGGCGATGCGAAAGACGACGGGCCTTGATGGGGTTACGATCTTGGACATTGCCCCTGCATATCTGCTCGTCAGTGCGGAACTGGAAGACCGTGCGATTCAGTTCATGTCGCAATACAACGCGACATTCTGGAGCGAGACAAACCCGCACCGCCTCGAAATCTTGGTGGACCCGCGTTTGCCGGAGTTCGAGTGGTACGTTTTCGCGAGTCCATCTCGGGCGCCCACGATTGACGTTGCCACGCTCGCCGGACATTCGGCGCCGCGCGTTACGTCACGTGAATCCTTCGACCAATGGGGAATCAGCTTCAGGTGCTTGGCGCACTTTGGCTGCGCCGCCGTGTCTGCGCGCGGTGCATTCAAGTTCGCCAGCGGTGAAGATTCCAACTCGGAAATCTAGGCATGGCAATGCTGGCCGATTTGCAAACGTGGCGAGAGTCGCTCCGCAAAGCTCGCATAGCGGGCGTGCGGAGCGTCCGCGACGCCAGCGGCGAAACCATCGAGTACAAGTCAGACCTCGAAATGGAGCGCGCTCTTCGCTTCTGCGATCAATTGATCGCTGAACAGAGTTCGGGCGCCGCGCCGAACGTCATCAAATTCCAAACTGTCCCCCGTCATCGCGTTTGAGACAAACGAGGGTTCTTCACTAAGGGAGGTTTTCTGGCTCATCGTCGCCATAAGGAGCGCACATGAAACAGAAGACTGGACGCATCAAACCGCCTGCCGAAACGGTCATCAAGGACATCCGGCGGGTCACGCGCCGGCATTTCTCGGCCGAGGACAAGATCCGCATCGTTCTGGAGGGCCTGCGGGGCGAGGACAGCATCGCGGAGCTGTGCCGCCGCGAGGGCATCGCATCGTCGATGTATTACGGCTGGTCCAAGGAGTTTTTGGAAGCCGGCAAGAAGCGGCTCGCGGGCGATACCGCCCGTGAAGCCAGTTCTGGCGAGATCAAGGATCTGCGGCGCGAGACCCAGGCGCTGAAGGAAGCGGTGGCCGATCTCACGCTGGAAAACCGTCTGCTTAAAAAAAGCATGATCGCGGATGGGGACGACGAAGCATGAGATACCCCGCATCCGAAAAACTGGAAATCATTCAACTCGTCGAACAATCCCATTTGTCGGTCGGGCGCACGCTGGCGCATCTGGGCGTAACGCGCTCAACTTTCTACAGATGGTATGATCGCTGGCGCGAGGGCGGCCCTGAAGCGCTGCAAGATCGTCCATCACGGCCTGATCGGGTCTGGAACAAAATCCCCGACGCGGTGCAGACGCAGATCGTCGAGCTAGCGCTGGAGGCGCCGGAACTCAGCCCGCGCGAACTAGCGGTGCGTTTCACCCATGAGAACAAGTATTTTGTCTCCGAATCGAGCGTCTATCGCCTCCTAAAGGCGCGTAATCTCATCACCTCGCCGGCCTATATCGTCATGAAGGCCGCCGACGAATTTAAGGACAAGACCACAGCGCCAAACCAGCTCTGGCAAACGGACTTCACCTATCTGAAGATCGTCGGCTGGGGCTGGTATTATCTATCAACGATCCTCGATGACTTCTCGCGCTTCATCGTCGCCTGGCGGCTGGGCCCAACCATGCGCACCGACGACGTCACCGCTACGCTGGAGCAGGCACTCGCCTTCGCAGGCCTGGATCATGCTGCGCCACGGCCGAAATTATTATCCGACAACGGCGCTTCGTACATCTCGGCCGAACTCACAGGATGGCTCGAAAAGCGCGCGATAACGCATATCCGCGGTGCGCCCTTCCATCCTCAGACGCAAGGCAAGATCGAGCGCTGGCATCAAACACTCAAGAACCGCATCCTGCTTGAGCATGCCTATATGCCGGGCGATCTGGAGACGCGGATCGAGACCTTCGTCACCCATTACAATTACAATCGCTTCCACGAGAGCCTGAACAATCTGACGCCAGCCGATGTGTATTACGGACGCGGCGAAGCGATCTTGGAGGAGAGAAGACGCATCAAACGCATCACCATCGACAATCGACGCTTGCAGCATCAGCTGCAGGCCGCTTAAATCTCAATCCACAGGAGCTAGAAAATCTCCCGATCCGAAAGCGCCAAATTGTCGCAAATCACCTGACGACGGACAGTCGATAAGGCTACAGGAGCTGCGCCGGCTGATTTGAAGCTGGATCGTGGCAGTGCATGTCCTATGTCTTAATGGGCGAAGCCTCTCGTCCGCTCCTAGACATTTGCGGTACGAACTCTCTCGCGTAGGCATCGGGCTATTAGTCATTGCCGGCGTTGCTTATGCGTACAAAGGCCGCGTGCGCCATATCCATCTCGTCTGCCATCGCTTTTTGAATTCCGCTGCCGACAATGAACGCGACAGGCAGGTGAGAGCTGTCCTGGCGAGATTCATCCCGCAATTCTTTCTCTTCGTTCAGGCGCGGCGGAACACGTTCATTTTTTGAGAAGCGATCTGACCAGATCGGA